TACAATAGATAAAAAAGCAAATGCCATACCCCACCAGTTCATTCTTCCTGTTCTTGATTCGGATCTTCGAACTAAATCAAACTTTACTTTATCCATCTTATGTCGATGGTCTTGCTCCTTAACGGAAGCTTCCATCAAGAACGTAACAATTTGAGGATCTATTTCCTTATAAGCTGCTAATTCTTGGGGAGACGGCAAACTGTTGTCATCTACGGTATAAGTCCTTTCTAACTGTTGGCCCACACCTCCTTGTCCTGCAACGACAGTTTCTTTTTGTTGAATTTGTTGTTTAGCCATTACTTAGTTTTAATTTTTCCCAAGCTTCTCTTACGTCTTTCTCAATATTCTTTCTATCTTGTCTTAATTTGGATTTATCGTCCATTTTGTCAGATTCGACAAAAAGCTCTTCTTTTAGTTGGGAAATAATTTCAGATTCCTGTTTGTATTCACCGCGGGAAGAATCACGCAAAACTTTTGCCCCATTCGCGATGAATCGAGTAACGTCTTTAATTATACACATGATACCTCCTTTTTTATTATTATTTTAGTGCTTCTTTGTTGCAAAAGTAATTATAATTTTTATAGTGTACAACAGCGCATCTAATATCTTAGATATAAATAACACTATTATCTATCTATATTAATATAAAAAACAGATGTTTAGACAGTCTTTATATGTTGTATAGAAAGCAATTATTCAATAAAATAAAATATCCCCTCAGCTATTTTATCAATGCCTTTTGATGATATTTTATAGTGTATCTCTTTGCAATAATAATTTTTGTTCCGAATAAGAAAAATCTTATTCAGCTCATAAATTCTGTCTGCAATGAATTTGAAATGATATTCCAAGGTTGTATCAATGGATTTTTTACTCTTGTACACCTGGTTGAACAAACCATTATCACCATCTAATATTAATGAGTATGATGGTAATTCTAGTATGGATTGTGAACCGGTCATGGTAGTAGGTTTATTTATGAAATAATTATCATGGCATGACATGGGCATTTTGTCCCAATACGCTTCTTCGTGCTCTCCTGTACCCTTGTTAAGTGCTACACAGACTCCGTAATATATGCCAACATATAATTTATCAGGGATGTCACCTTTTACATCTGCGTTGCCATTGATCAGGTCATTGATTGCCTGGCTTTCCGTTTCAGAACGGACTTTTTTTATAGCAGGCCCTATCAAGTAATGGCTGGTCGTTTTACTGTATATTTCGATTGCATCTACTTGTGCCGGTATAATATCGAAAGAAGTTTTATTTTGACTTGTCGTATCTCCTGCATCTCTCAACCTGTCTACGATTTTTAATCCTTTTACACTTTCATCGTTGATGGTATATTCTGAGACCACGTATTCCAGATTGTAGTCTGTTGATGTCAGCAGATAGGGGCCTGAAAAATACTGGTCGTAGTTAGTTTTGAAGTCTCTGTATGAATCTTTCTGTTCTATCGTGCAGACTTCGCGTATGCCATCTTTTAGTTTGAGGTAGTTGTAATAGTCTTCACTCGGAAGATTGTAAGCTACGTTGTCATACGCATACGAATAACTCGTATCGGTGTCATATACCTTCTCCAGTTCATCCTCTATCACCTCATTGATAAAGATGATACCTGCGTTGTCAAAGTACCGGTCTATGTTCACTATATTGTACACTCCATTTATCGAATCAATGGATACAATGCATTTGAAGAATACTTCTATCTGTCCGAGAAATTCGTTGATTGTCCAGTCTGGAAGCAAGTCTCCAGGGTTGCTATTTTTATAAGGGTTAGCTACGAATATACGGCACCAGGTGTCGTTTTGCTCCAATTCGTTTTTCCCTTTTGTAAACCCCAATTTTTGTAATAAGTTATCAATGTAATATAGCAGATAATATTGTGGAGCGATATTGTTTGCTCGTGTAAACGTAATATCTGCACCAACTTCTACCATATTCAATATATTGGAGTTCCCATCCTTGTCTATATAGCTGATAATTGGTGTATACACGGCCTTGTGGGCAGGATAAGTCCCGAAGAGGGTATTAATAGCCTCACTGGGTAATATTGACATTCCATCAAAAGGGAGTTGTCTTATACAGCTATCACCACCTTCATAATTCAGTTGCGAGTTACCGGCTATAATCTGAATCTTTGCTGTATAGGATTCTATTGAAAGTATTACCTCAATGCCATTAATCGCACATAGTCCGTTCACAATCAGCATAGCCTTGCGGTTTTTTATGCGGGTGGTTACATCTAATCGGTTGATATTTTTGTATATCTCACGATTGGCAGGGTCTCGCAAGTCTATTTCAATATCATAGGTATACGAGCCAACTCTGGTAAAGTATGGATTTTCTGTGACAAGTTCGAGTTCAAATTCACTCGGTAACTTCACTTCTTTAGAATCGATAAACAGCTGTGTCATGATTTTATTGTTCGTGTAACGTTTTTCTTCATTTTTTCTACTAACTGTTGCGCTTCATTCACGCCCATTTTACCAGTCGCTTTTGTATAGGTAAATATCGGCTCGTTTAATCTTTTGAGAAGTTTCTCCATGCATTTCATATTTTGCAGCATGACTGCCGTTGATTCCTGGCTGGATGATTCGGCAGTCTGATAGTAGTTGTTTGTTGTCATCCTATTGGTAGGTGATAATACGGCTGATACGTCTTTTGCAGTCAGGCTACCGATGGTATTGTTTCGCTGTGCTTGGTCTATCAGGTCAAGAACCGGACGGATGGCTTGATTCTGGACGGCGTAACGGTTGGCCACGAACTCTCCGGCATGGACTATTCCTTTGGGTTCGTCATGTCTTCCGGAGCCGGTGTAGCCACCTTCTTCAAAACCATTTATTGCAGCTTTAGCAGTTTCGAAGGCCGCAGTAATCAAAGCTGTTTTAGCTGCTGCTGTTGCAAGTCCTACTAAAAGTCCGTTTTTTGCTATAGATGACATAGTGGATTCAGCAATGTATACCATCATCGTTTTTTCTAGTGTGTCAAGAATTAACACAACTGTTGCTTTCAGAAAATCACCTAAAGAGGTTTCTGAATCAGTTAACATTTCAGCGAATGTTTCACCAAACTGCTTTCCAATATCTTGAGCAAATGAAACTTGCTGTTTGACTTTGGCTTTATATTCATCGTAGTTTTGTTGGGTTTGTTTTAGACTCTGTTTTTCTTTTTGGTCTTTTATTTGGTTTTTAAGTTCTTCAGATATTTCTGTAGAGGAAAGCACTTGGTCATAATACGAATTTTGAATATCAAGCAACTGTTGCCGATATTCCTGTTCGGATGACAGGCCTGTATAATGTCGCTGTGTTGCATCCTGGACTTCCATTTGATATTGCTTCTCCATCCGGGTAAAGGCTTCTTCAGATTTCTGTTGTGCTTCTTGTTCGTCTAGCTGAGCACATTGTTCTTTAAACTTGATTTGTGCTTCGAGAATCTTCTGTTCAATCTGCTGGCGTTTCTCCGGTTCCAGTCCGGCGATGGCCATCATGTTCTCGAGGTGACGCATCTCCAGGTCTTCCATGAAACGGGTGTATTCCTGCTGTGTCATCTCGTCGCTGGCCAGATAGGTACGTTTCAAATCGGCCAGTTCATCGTAATAACGCTTGTTTTCTGTTGTTACCTGGGGATTTTCTTTGGTTGTCTTTTGTTCTTCTACAACTGTCGGATTCGGATTTGGTTCTTCTACCGTATCTGTCGCGTCAGGTATTTTGTCAATGATGTTCTGAAGTTCTGTACGCTGTTTGGAGAGAGTTTCAATAGCCTGTCGTTGAGCTTTAAACTTGCCGTCAAGTCCTTTCATCAATACTTTTCGGGTGGTCTCGTTGATGTCGTTTCGTTCCTGGATGCGCTTTTTCTCTTTTTCAAATTGTTCGCTGTAAGCGATTTCTTCTTTGGTCAGTTTGTCTTCGATGATAGCCAGTTCTGCCTTTGCATCTGCTTTAAGATTCTGCTTCTGGCGGTCGTTTAATTTGTTCAGGTTATCCGCACGCTTGTTTATGTTGACAAACGCATCGGATATTTTTGTCATCTTCTCCAGCTCATCGTTGTATGACTTTTGTTCGTCTTTTGCTTTTTTCGTATTGGGAATAACATAAGTCATAAGTGCTGTGGCAATGGCTGTTAATCCTGCTACTGCCAGTCCGAAAGGGTTTGCCTTTAATGCCGTATTAAAACCACGTGTCGCAACTGTTGCCAGCTTTGTCCACGTTTCATAAAGTTTGGTTGCTATTGTGGATGCGTTTACTGTAACCGTATATGCGGCAATGGCAGCAGTTGATGTAATGATAATGTTTTTGTACTCTTTAAACCAGTCTATTAGCTTAGGAAGAGCCACGATGATTTTTGTCGTCCAACCGGTCAGAAGTGATAACGATGGATTAAGTCGTTCCATTAAATCATTGCCAGCTTCTTTAATACTATTCCGGAGTTGTGCTAATTTAGCTTGATTGGTATCTGAGTTGATGGCTGCCTGTTCCATAGCAATGTTCGTTCCCGTGACTGCTTCTGTGTATTTTTGTACTTTATCTACATTTTGGATTAAGATAGTAGCGGCAGAATAGGCTTCCTCGCCGAACATGGTTTGGATTTGTGCCGCTGTCAGTGACTTTTTGTTCAGGTTCTCGAGTGCGGTCTGCAAGCCTACTACTTTCGGGTTGGTTTCATCCGGTCCGGTCTGCAGTACCAGGAAGAACTTACGGAGTGCGGTACCAGCCGGTTCTGCCTCCAGTCCTTTCTCTGCCAGCATCTGGATGGTACCCTGCAGCTGCTCGATGCTTACCCCTGCACCGGACGCAGCCACGCCGGCATTTTTGATGGCGGCGGCTTGGGCGGAAACATCGGCTGCACCTTCTTTGGAACCGGCGGCCAGCACATTCACATAGCGGGCTGCCTGGTCGGCTGATTCTCCGTACATATTAAGTGATACGGTGGTGGCCGTTACGGCGTCCTTCAGGTCGATTTTGGCAGCTGCGGCCAGTCTCATAGCTTCGATAGTGACGGCGTTCAGGGCTTCCTTGTCCTTTAGAAGTTCCGGTTTCTTGGAACCGATGAGCATGTATGCCTGAAGAATTTCGTCGGATGACTGGCGGATGCGCAGGCCGGATTCGTCCATGGTAGTGGATAGTTGCTCGGCTTGTTTTGTAAGCCACTGGATAGATTCATCATCCAGTCCGGTCAAAGCCTTCAACTCTGCCTGGGAGGATTCCTTGGAGTCGCGGTTGTTGCGAAGGGTATTCAGGGCCATAGACACGCCCGTGATGGTAGCTGCACCCGTCGCCAACAAGCCGCCCCATTTAGCAAAACCGTTGTTGAAACGGGACAACCATCCTTCTGTCTCCTGTACTTCAGCCTTTATCTTCTGAAGTTCGGCCGTCACCAGTTTGGCTTGTTGCTGGTAGTATTTCCACTCTGCAGAACCTCGCTTAATATGGCCGCTGTTCAACTGGCGGTTGATGGCTGTCAGGGTGGCACGAAGTTCTTTAGGTGTGGCTTTGTCGAGGTTATTCATTACCTCGGTAAGCGCCGTGGTATCTTTCTTCAACGTCTTAATCTGAGCTTCCGTTTTCCGAAGCTCGGAAGTGACCTGCTTGATTTTAGATGTATCACCGGTTTGGTAAGCATCTGCCAGTTCCTTTTTTAATCCGGACGCAATCGTTTCCAGATTCTTGAGCTCCTGCTTTGCTTCTTCACCGTTTACGCGGACCTCGACGGTTGCTACCTGGTCTATAGCCATATTATTTCTTGTTTAAGATTACACGAATTTTGTATACTGCAAACAGCACAAAGAGGATAAGCACAACGATGGTGAATACCATGCAGAACTTCTGCCATGGGGTAAGCCTCTTTTCCACTTCTATCGTCTGCACTGATTTTTGAATGATTGTACTGTCTTTTCCTGGAATGAATATCGTATCTGAAGGTACCTTAAAGTCTGTCATTAGGTTGCCCATGGAATCCAGTTTGAACCGTAGACGTGCGTTTTCGGATTGTGCCATGTCCAACCAAGAAAGGACGATGCGACCGTTCGAGTCGCATTCCAGCAAGGCCCAGATGGATGCGGAATCAGCCGGGCGGAATACCGGCACCAGTTTGTCATGCACGATGATCTGTGTGTGACTGTCTGAAGTAAGGTGCTTCCCGGATTTACACCCGAGAAACACCGAACCACACACAAAGAAGAAAAAAAGTATGATTAAAGCTCTCATAACAATGCCCATCCTTTTTCTACATCTGCCATTACAGCCGGAACTCCATTTTCTACCTGAGAAATGGCAGCCGCAAAGGCACACATGGTCGTTTTGTCCTCCACGTTCGGGACGTAGGTTGTCGGTACCTGCATCTCCTGGCATACGCGTGAAATGTAGCCTGATGTGTTGTTCTCGGTTCTGGGTGCCCATCGGCTGATGAAGTCGGCAATCGTCTGGCATCCGTATTTCCGGCGGTAGTTCTGCAGCAGCTTGATTAATGCCCGGTAACCATGGGCCATGTCTTCGAATTCTTCGAAAGAGTTGTCTTGTTTTTTAGATGCAGGAACCTCTCCCTGCCAGTCTGTCGCATCTGAGTTGCGGATGTTGCCTGGGTTGTTATTGCGCAGGCCTCGTGGTAGCTGTTTCATTTTTTCACTCCTTCCTTAATAGTTTTGATAATTTTTTGAGCTTCCTCTGGTGTGGCACATTCCGTAATCCGCATAGCCAAATCGGCTACCTCTGCAGCATGACTCTTTTTCTTCTTAAAGTTCTCTATGACAGATAAGCCTTCGACAATCAGCACGCCAAGTGTGCCGATGACTGCTCCGTATGGTAAGTTGTACCAGGGGAAGCATAGTCCCAGAATGTCAATCATGATGAAGAAAAGAAGCAGCCGGAAATAATCGACGATTTTAGTTCCGGTCTTACGCAGCGGGCGGCTGCATATTCTCTCTCTGTTGGCTCTGGCTGCATCGATACCTGTCCATAAATCCAGCATACAGACGCTGCATATCAGTATCAGGCAGATGAAAATAATGGTCACGCCGGAGTGGATGTCTTGTGTGATAAATCCTACATATTTTTCCATGTTTATTTTGTGTTTTTCTCAAAGGTATTATGTAGGGGAGGGGTGTAAAAAGACAATCCCTGCGGTGAATAATTGCAGAAATTTAGGCTATGAGGGAACGGTTTAAATGATTTCACTAAAAAAGTAGTACAAATACACTGTTTACAGTTATATCCCTTGGAGTGTATTGTAGCCCATTTTTTGTCTATAGAAGTTTTCTGTTTTGGGTAACTTGTAGATTTTCAGGTTTTTCTATATCAAAAACAGTTTTTATATTTGTATGTAATAAAAAAATAAGAGGAATGGATTTATTGGGAACAACATTTTCTGTAAACGGCAAGGTTCATGATTTGATTCTTGGTGTATATGATCTGGCCCAACTCTCTGCTGAGGATATAATTCGTATCAAAAAGAGGGGGATTGAACAATTTAAACTTCGTTGGGGTATTTCGAGCGAAGTAGATTGGTTTATTTAAAATAAAAAGAAGCTGACATCTTTTATCAAAGTGTGTCGGCTTCTTTTTATCGTGATTTAAAATATACCTTATCTTATAATTTACTTACTTTCTTCTGAATCTTTTGTTTTTACCCGTTCCCATTTAGGAACATAAGTAGAATCTTTTATTGTATTAAACCACACAAACGGTTGATCTTGGATTTCATTGCTAGGGAATAATCCTGCAACATCATTAATAGATACTTCTAATATGGTAATAAAGGAAACTCCATAAGACTCTATTGCGTTAGTCAACACCTCATTTGTAGATACAGTATCTGGGGTTGCTAGAATCCAATTTAAAGCTGTGTATCTCCACCATTCCCAGTTGTTTTTTTTCACTAAATCAGAAAATTTCTGATCACATTCCACTGATTTTATATCGCTTAAAATAACTATATATATTCTCATTTAGGTTCCTCCTTGTGTGTTTTAGAATTGCCATTAGAGCTAAAAAATATATATCCTGAATCACTTTTTGCCCCTCGAACAAAGATTTTTTGCTTTTCGCTTAATGGTTTTTCTTTTACGCTGTTCCCGGATGAAGAAATATTTTGCTCCATTGCTTTCATCTGTAAATTATATCTCTCAGATCTTAATAAGTCTGGTTTTTTTATGATACAATAAATAAAAACGCCAATGAAAACCAGTGCAAATATAGCAACTATTATAAGAGCTATAAGAGCTAATAATAGAGCGTCAACGTAACAATAATATATAGAACATGCTAATATAACAGCAACAATACTAATTATAGGTCTCAATACATTAGATTTATATCCTTGTGATGTAGCCCTATCTATTAAAATACCTAACCAACTATTCATAACTCTTATTTTTGAGCAAATGTAATCATATATTTTTTTCATGGCAAATTAATTCATATTGATTCTTTGAAACATTATAAGACTAAGTTGTTAGTTGAGAATAAGTTTAGGGAATAATGATTCCCCTAAACTTACCGAGTTATTCTACAATCTGCATAAGTATCATTATTCTTCTTTATCTTAATAAACTTGCTACAGTCAGCCCATATATTAAATGTCCATAAGATGTGGGGTGGCAATTATCTGCAATTACAACATTTGAATAGCTGTTCACTACATTAGGAAATCCAATGCATTCACCGTCTATAAAAGATACACCGTTAATAGTCGCCACGAATTGAACCGCATTTCTAAATTTATTAATATTATTAGGCATTGATTTTCCAACAAAATTGATTGGAGATTGTAAAATAATAGAAGCTAGTGGGTATTTTTCTTTTAGAAATTTGACTGCCGCATCTAACCTACCATAATAAGTGTTTTCGCTCGGACTATCAAGTACATCAGCATAAGAACCTAACTGCGCATTGTATTCTGCAACTTGAAAATCGTTTGTTCCTATTGCAATATAGATAATATCTGGTATATCTCCGCTATAAGCCTTAACAGAAGATAACATACCGTCTGACTTCTGTCCGCTAGCTGCTCTATTTATTAAAGTCCATCCAAATTGTTCAGCTAATACTTGTATATATTTATAGTCTCCTTCGTTTGCAAAAGAATAACGTGATGATGACTGAACGCCTACCGTGATTGAATCTCCAAATGCTAATAATTTTTTACCTGCTTCCAATGGGAACGGCTTTAGTAAACGGTTGAATCTTATTGATGCAGAAGAACCGCCTCCCGATTCAACATTACCTTCTACTTGGTCTAAACCGACTATAAGGTCTTTAAGCATATAATTATTTTCAAAACCAACTTTCGCAACCGCAAATATATCTAACTGGGAATTATAAGCATTCAAACGCATGAAATATGCGCCATTCCTTGTAGTTATTGTAGCATCTTGTGTTTCTGTCGTGCTACTCGGAAGTCCTGTTATATTCCCAATAAACTCTTTATTCTTATCATAGTAACTTCCTGTAGCCCCAGTGAATCTATGGTTTTTTATTAAATATTCAGTATCGGGTGTTATTGAAATAAAGTCCGTTGCGCTAACTGAACCATGTGGTGTTAATACTCCTTGGCCGTTAATATACCCAGATGTAAAATTCAATTCTTTTACCGTTAACAAAAAAGGTTGGAATTTTTCTAACAGGGTAGTGTTACCTAACTTTTCTATAGCACTTTCTGTATATTCTTGATTTTGTTTTTGAGCCGTTTTTAATACTCCCGAACCAATACTTCTTAATTCAAGAGAAAATCTATCTCTATATTCATTATTACAACTTACATATAAGTAGCCATCTTGCTCTACTAATATTTCAGCACCATCGTCTAAAGTATTATAATCTTCTGACGTTGTTACTTTTACTACACATATATTGTCTTTGTTTGTCAATACATATCCATTCCATAAACCTTTTACAGGAGAAGATGCTCCGTACGTTTTTAATAAAATAGAAGAACCTGCCAAAACTTCTATTTTTATTCTTCCGGTCGCGTCGTTAAAAGGCGAACCTGTAAATTCTGAACCTACAACGGCATTTCCGATTCTATACGAACCATCTTTAAGGTCTGAGTTAGTATATGTTATACCTTTAACTAAATTTGTAATGCTATTTATTCCCCCAGATAGCTCGGTAAGTTTATCATCCCGCTCTTTCAGTTCTTCATCGGTTTGGGTTTTGTCGTAGTAATCCTGCTCGAGCTTGTTTATGTGTTCCAGCATTGCCGTGCCTACACGGGGGGCTGTATTCTGTTTGTTTGTTTTTTCGTCGCGGATCTGGATGGCCAGTTGCTTTAATTCTTCGAATGTTTTTGTTGCCATAATTCTGAGTTTTTTACGAAGTAAACTTACCGGGTTAGATTTCAAAAAGACATTGTTTTATTTACGTTTGTGCGTTCCGTATAAACGTGATTTGAGAGTAGTGCTGCGTTTGTGGTTTGCTTCCTCGATTTTATCGACAAGCAAACCGCAGAACTCTTCGCCGTACATGTAGGCCATCTGTTCCTTCAGTACCATGATGGATGCAAAGTAGGGCCGAGAAAACCATTCTCGAGGTTTACGCGGATTGCCAGATGTATAGTATCCACCGGGCTTAGGACCAACTTTGCGAGGCACATTTAACCCGTGTTCCTCACGATAAACCGGGTTTAATATCTCTAAGTCTCCGCCGTTACCTTTGGTATATCCGTTGCCGACACCCATGTCCTGGTATATGCCGTACTCCAGGAACTTGTGCTGGATGGTGGATACCGAGTCAGTGGCAGATATGACGTTATCGCGTATCTGCTGGTGAAGTGAGTAGGTATTAATGACGTGCAACCTCTCAATCTTTTCACGCCAGATATTCACCATCATTTCTGCCCAGGCTTCCTGATATTTTCTGCGGTCTTCATCGGTAGCCGCCGGCCTGTTTGTGTCTGTATTAGCCATTCCACTCGTCCTCCTTATAACATAAATCTGTGGGTTCGGTTAGCTCGACCATAAAGTACAGGCCGGTGCATCCGGAAATAAAGTATTCTCCCAGCTCACGGGTGTAGATGCGGGATACATTCAGGAAGGATAAATCCAGGTCCTCGTAGATGTATTTGTCACGAATCATGCGGGAATGGAACTGTCGGAAGAGCTGCCGGCAGATGTCCAGCTTTGCCGCACGTTCGGTCATGTCGTCGTAGCGGTAACGAATCAGGAGGAATACCGTGAAGGTGCGCTTCTTGAACCAGCCACCTCCGATTTGTTCGGTGGCTGCGTCGTTGGTATCATCGACGCAGACGAAAGCAGATTGTTTCCGGAAATTGTCGAGCACATCCTGGAGCGAATTGATACCGCTGCAGGAACATGGAAAGAATGAGTTGGCTTTGGCCAGCTTGTTCTTTTCGGTCAGCTCTTTAAAGTAGGCATGGCCGTCAAAGAATTTACTTGTGTCCATTTTGTTTTGATTTTAGAATTTGAATATCGTGTGCTTTGGCATCCAGCTCGGTCAGTGCCCGCCAGCAGTCCATCTGCAGGACTTCCTTTTCTTTCGTCACGTCACCGCCGGTCAGTGCCCGAATCTGGGCGTTCATCGCGCCCATCAGGTCGGGCAGTTCCGGCTGATCAGCGTCGGTCCTCTGGTGGAACGGCTGGAAGAAATGGGGAAAAAGGGAAGCGAAGTACAGTTTGATGCTTCCCCACCAGAGGAATACGGAAACCAGTTCGTATTCCTTGATGCGGGAAAAGGCGGCTTGCAGTGAGCCTCTGACACCCGGCTTCTTCTTGTAAAGGAACCCATACAGGGCTTTGAGCTGGGATACGTCCTGCGAATACAGGTAGCCCTGGTAGTGGTTCTCACAACAAAGGTAATCTTCGAAGCTCAGTCCGTGCAGTATCGCATCGATGGCATACCGACCGCCTATCCTGTCCAGCCGGACGGGATAAGCGTTGGGTTCGGAGATGAAATCAATCTGCCGGAGGAAACTGCGCACCTGCCAGTCCTGAAGGATGAACCTCAGTTTTTTGTGCCAGTTCTGGCGGAACGTGCAGAGCCATCCTCCTTTCACTCGCTTCCGGACACGGATTCCGGTGAAGCGCATGAAGACGTAAGTCTTAGCCTTGACCGGAGAAAACAGGGTGATGACCAGGAATACGTACCGAAGCTGTTCCTGGTTGAACTGCTGCCAGGAAGTGGGGAACTGGAAGTCGAGGATTCTACCCCCAAAAGTATGTGGAATCATCTTTTTCATTCTGATAAGTTTGGAAATGTTTGACTTTGTAGGCCTCGGAGTCCTTGTAGCTGGTGAATACCTCTACCTTGGATTCCGCGTAGTTCTCGATGCGTTCCAGCATGCTCTTTGCTGCCGACCAGTTCTTTGCGATGCAGAAGCCGATGAACTTGCACATGTAGTCGGCCATGGCAGACTCTTCTTTGGTGAACGCATTGTGCCGGGCCTGTTCGAGGATGTGGTCGAAGAACTCGGCCGACACGTGCTGCCGTATCTTTTCTTCTGCCTGGTACATCTTTGTCCGGAACTCGAGCAGTTTGGAGCGATGCACGTCTGCTGAAGGAAAATCAACGTACATCTTCAGTTGTTTGGCTGTATACATCAGGTTCGGGATGTTGATACGGGCCTGTGCCGTATCTGCCCAGCTGGTACCGACCAGCAGCTCCAGGCATCGGTCGTAGGTATCTTCGGCTGCGTTGGTGACTTGCTGCAGCAGGTTCTTCACTCTGTCGGCCGAAGCTGGGGCCAGATTCTGGTTAGACACCACACCGAAGCCGGTGGGGGTCAGTACTAGGTCGAGTTGTGGTATCTGCTCCTGGTAGGTACGCAGACAAACCAGTTTTGTGACCGCCTGCTCGAGTCCGGGAACAGTATCTAATTTGTCTGCCATGTCACCCAGCAGCACGCAGTTGATGCTTTGAAGCGTGTCGTCCAGGTGAGGAGCAATCATATCATACACCTCTGCCGTGGAATTGGTGGCAGAGGAACAAATCTTCTCGAAAATCTCTTGTGAAAATGTGATAGCCATATTGATTCGTTTTAGGATTTGTTTTCAAGGTCTGAAGCAGTCTTTTGTTTGGCGTCGGTGTTCTGGTCAAGGGTGGTGAGCAATACCATGGGCACATCCGGATACACCTTCTCGCTCCATCCGTTGTACTCGATGACGATGTTATGCGGGATGTTCATCAGGTCGTGGAAAGGAATCTCCAATGCCTGCTTGAGCGTGAACAGCTCGCGCTTGTCTGAACCGGAGTTGTTACTCTGTCCCTTGCCTGGTGTGGCACCTACCAGGTTGGGATGGATGTTGTCACCGTAGCAGGTGATGTTACTGGCTTCCTGGATGTCTTCGCTCCAGTCGCCGCCTTCTTTGCCGGTCTCTACCACATTGATGCGTACCATCCGGACTTCACGGCCATTCGGGTCGATGTAGTATCCGGTTATCCAAACCTTGCCGCTGTTTTCGATTCCGGAAACAAAGTTCTTGATGTTTTCCTTCTCCTTTTTGATTCGCTCCATCTTCTTCAGCGGGTCGGTAATATGCTCTTCCGCACAGATGTTACTCCAATAGTCCTTGTGTACTTCGACCTGGTACTTTACGCTGGCATGGTTGCGGAGCTTCGCTTTCTTGCCTTTCCCAATCAGTCGCTTAATGTCGTACCAGTCGCCCCGGAAAATGCTGGTGTAGTAGGGGATGGGGTAATACTGGAATCCGGGTGTGGGGAAGCGCACAAGGATAGCGAATTTACGGTCATCAGTACGGACTCTTGTTTCGCCATCGCGCCCAGGTTCACGCCCCATGAGCACCATCAGGTCGCCCAGCGGGTCGCGCGGATCCAGCAGACGGATGACTTCGTAGTCTTCCGGACGGAGCGAAGCGTTTTCGCGGAAATTGGCATAAATCACGTGATTGATTTTGCCCCTTCTGGCCTGTTGGAAACGGCAGTAGCAGGCCTCTTTGTGAATGAGCCGGTTGATTCTTTTGCCGTCCCTGGAAAGAATGATGACCGACACACAGAAAAAGAAATACTTCATGTCTGTAGCCTGCTCGAGCTGGAATAGCGGCAGGCTGTTATGAATCAGCCAGCGCTTGATTTCGGGATGGGTTGTCGGCTGTCTGGTGTCTACGTCCATGTACTTCAGTCCGGCACCGTAACAGGTGATGACGTTGAACAGCTTGTTCTGGCTCATCACTTCGTCGATGCCTATCATCTTGATGATATTAAACGGAAGCTGGTTGTCTTCACCGAAATTGACATACGCCATGCCTTTCCGTCCGGGAACAGGCGTAGTCTTTACATTTGCATCTTCATCGAATACCAGGCTGCTGTCTTCTACGGAGGCCATTTCGGTGGCCACGTTGGAAACCTCGATGTCGAATATCTCACCAGGCATGAAGTCGCCGTCGTATTGCAGGATTGTCTTGTCCATATTAAAGGTAAATTGTCATGTTGTTAATTTCGAAAAGGGATATGTCGCGGAAGGAACGAATTAAGCCGGATGCCGGAAGGCGAACCCGATGGAGCCCCTGTCGCCAGTGTGAGCCGACGCACACCGCGCCTTTGTATTCCAGAATGTCACCTGTGCTGAGCTTCCAGAGCTTCAGGTTGCAGGGCTGCCCGGACTCGAGCAGCCTTAATGCATCTTTGATATGTATTACGTTCATAGGCTTTAATTGTATGTGTCATCGAATGAGTCGTCGAAAATGTCCGGAAGCAGACGGAGCCGCTGCTGGTACCGGGATGCGAAGATGTAGGAAACAGTGAAAGCAAACAGTCCGTCGTCTTCATCGCTCCGGCTGGTATTGCTTTCGGTGATGGTTATCGGAATGTCTCCGGATTCATCCATCAGCCAGACTTCGGTAGCTCTTGCCATATCGTCAGCCAGGTTGAACATGCCTTCGGGGATGTAACCTGTATTGAGTGTGTGCTTGCGCTGCTCGTCTACGTAATAGTTCTTGTATTGCCCGGCGAAGTAAGCTGCACTCCGGGTCAGTTCCGGCTCTACCGTGTCTCCGCCCACAAAGTAGAATGTCTCGACACATCCGAACGAGTTCCGGAACTTCAGGCCGACGGATTCCGGTTCGTCCTGGTCTACGCGGAAAGTCTGCTTCCGGGCACCGGCCAGGATGGTGTACCGCAACAGCCGGTAGCCGGACTGGGTAAATCGGGAAGGGGATACGTCTATGGAGCGGATACCGTAGTCGGTCACATTGCCCAGTGAACGGGTGGATTTTAGAAGCTGGTTCTGGTCGTTGACGAAGACACATTCTGCCGTCACTGGAATAGTCGTGCCGCCTGAAGACAAACTTCCGGTAGTAAGGTAGAGGGTTTCCGTGCGGTTGAAAGAGGTTATTTTGTCACGCCCGGTCAAGGTCGTCAGGAAATAGTTCGTCACGAAATCTACTCCACTGCAGGGGATGATGGGACGGCATAACAGCACCGTGAAGGTCTTGCTGATGGTGGTTTCACTGGAAGCGGATACCTCGTAGCTGAACTGAAGCATCGGTGAACCGATAAGGTAAGGCTCCATGAGGGAAAATAAATCAAGAATGTGTATTTGGTTGTTGGCATCCTGAGTATAGGTTTCTTGCAGAATGACCGTATTTGCTTGCTTCAGCACAAAGGTTACCCTTTTGTCTGCGCTGATTGTGAAGTTGTCCAGCTGTGAGGACAGGACGAAATCGGGTATATCTTGTGGAATAGTGAGCATAAATCTTTGTTTTTCTCAAAGATACCCGGCTCCGGAAAGGGGTAAAAAGACAAAAGGTGCAGCGTCCTCACGACGCCACACCTCGATATAAATGTAGAAAAAATGTAATCATCTAAAAACTTGCAGTCTATTTGCGCTGCATCATCCATGCCGGCCGGCCATCGGGGCCGATGGTGAGTTTGTAATTTAACTCTACCAGGGTAGCGGCAATCTGGTTGATGCTGATTTCTGCCATATCTGACAGTTCATCCTGAATTTGTTGGGATGTTTTGTAGATAACACTGTCACTCTCCTTGTCTACCGGAAGATATTCCTGGAAGTAGCGGAGAAGGATATATTTGTCGAATTTGATTTTATCGGTTGCCATGTTCTGTCTCCTTTCTGTCGTTTAAAGCGCGTTGAATTAAATTACTGAGCTGCTCCATTTCGGGACGAGTGCAGCATAGTTTTTCACTTCCGTACATAAGAATACTATACTGTTCGAACAGTACCGCTTCCTCTTCGTATGCCTGGTATTTATCGACACGGAATATAGGTTGCTGTGAAGAGTCGGTCATCGCAAACCTCCTTTCTTGCAAAGTAAAATGGAACAAGCAAACCAGCAGAGGCAGGCAATGGCGGCCAGCCAATGGGTGAATACGGAACAGGTTAGGATACAGAAAGAAGCCAGTGCCTGGGAAATGAGCACAGTCTGGCGGTTGGAAACTTTCTCTTCCATGATGGAGGAGAACAATACATTTTCACGGTTAAGCCATAACGATATACGGCTTTGTTTTGCCTGGTTTGCAGGCAGGGCAATTTGATTTTTCATTTTTGTAGTGCTTTAAAATGAAACAATATGTTGGTTAATTACGGGAAAGGAAACAAGAAAGGTTCCGCTTTCCCGTTGCACTACACCTGAAACAGGCAGTGGGCGCATTAACGCTCCACACGGGGGTCGGAACCTTATAGGTATATAGCCAAAGCTATGGACATAAAAAATGCCCGCAGCAATGTTTATTGGCGAGCCATTGCGCGCCTGTTTCAAATGTAGTGCATCGCAAATATGGGGATTTATTTTGGAATGGCAAAAGAAAAAGCGGAAACTTTTTTATGGTTTCCGCTTTTTATAGAGCCTTTCAGTCATGTTTTCAGTACTTCCTAAGGAGTACTTCAGTACTGCCATGGAAGTACTGGAG